CGGGCCATGACGACGACGGCCCTCGACCTAAGCGTGGCAACGGGGAAGGACCTCACCGCCTCGGCGCAAGCCCTCGGGCGCGCACTCGCGGACCCGACAAAGGCCGCGGGCGCGCTCCGCCGTGCCGGGATCGTGCTCACCGATCAGCAGAAAGAGCAGATAAAGACCCTTACCGAGTCGGGCAAGAGTGCCCAGGCGCAGGCGATGGTGCTCGACCTCGTGAACGCGCGCGTAAAGGGTTCGGCGCAGGCGTTCGGGAACACACTCCCCGGCCAGATCGAGCGGGCGAAACGATCATTCGAGGACCTCGCCGAAAACGCTATCGGCGCGCTCGCGCCCGCGCTCTCGAAGGTGCTCCCGGTGCTTGTGCAGGGTATCCAAGCCCTCGCGCCGGTAATCGGGCAGGTGGCGACGATTATCGCCGACCTCGCACAACAGCTCATTAGCTCGCCCGCGTTCCGCGAGTTCGCCGCGACGCTCCGCGATATCGCGATCCAGGGCGTGCAAGTTCTCGCCGGTGCCCTGCGGACTCTCGTCCCGCTCGTGCTCGCGGTCGTGGGCCCGATCGCATCGCTCGTCGGCGCGCTTATGCGTTCGCGGGTCGCTATGACCGCGCTGGTCGCCGCGTTCGCCGCGTTCGCATACGTCCGCGTCGCCGCGACCGTAACGGAAATGGTCGGCAAGTTCCGCGAGCTGGCAATCGTGACCGCCGCCACGTCCGGCGTTACCAAGATGGGGAGCGCCCTCTCGCTCCTCGCGACCGGGTTCTCCGGCGTCTCGGCGAAATCGGTCGGCCTCGCGCCCGGCCTCACCGCCGCAGGTGCCGGACTCTCGCGCGTCAGTAGCGCCGCGAATCTCGCGAAGGGTGCGGCCGGTGCGCTCGGCCGCGGGCTTTCGTCGGCACTCGGCGGCCCGGTGGGTATCACTATCGGGGTGGTGGCAGGGCTCGCGACCGTTATCGGCGGCGACCTCCTCGACTCGTTCATGAAATCGAAGGACCCCGCCGCCCGGTACGCCGACGCGATGGGCCGGGTCGCCGATTCGACAAAGGCCGCGAAGGACTCTCTCTCGGGCCTCGTGGACGCGATGCTCGGGAACGCAAGCGCGCAGGACGCGACCGGCGTTGCGCTCGCCGACCGCGTGGCGAAGGAGAAGGAACTCCGCGCGCTGGAGGCCGCGGGCGTTCGCTCGGGTCCGCAGTACGCGGCCGCCGTGAAGGCCGTCGGCGATGCCCGCCGCACCGAGGCCGCCGCGATCAAGTCCGCGGCGGACGCCTCGGACACCCTGAAGGTAAGGCAGGAGGACCTTCGGGGATCGGCGCAAACGCTCGGGACCGCGCTCCTCGGTCAGCATGGCGCCGTTATGTCGAACGTCCAGGGGCTTACGACATTCGGGGCGAGGACCGACGAGGCGAAGCTCCGGTATATGGAGTTTCTCGGGCAGGCGAACAAGAAGGTAATGGGGAGCGCCGAGCTCGCCAACTTCACGACGAAGGCGCGCGAGATGGTCCCCGTCCTTCGCGCGGAGGGCACGCCCGCGGCTAAGACCCTCGCCGACGCGCTGGATGGAGTAGTCAAGGCGCGGAGTCCGCAAGAGCTCGCGACCTCGCTCGCGAAGGTCGTCACCCTCACGGGTGGCACGAAGGCCGACGTAAAGAAACTTACCGGCGATATCAACGGCTACTTCGCAGGCATCGGCAAGGTCTCGCCGTCTATGAAGTGGAAGCAGGAACTGATCGCGGGCCTCGGGTCCGTTGCCGGGGAGATTGACTCGGTGATCCGCAAGTTCTTGGACCTGCTCGCGTTCGGTAATGGCAAGGGCAAGGGCAAGAGGTCCAGCGAGCGCGGGTTCGGTATCGAGGTCCCGTCGTTCTCGGGAGGCACGAACGCGACCGCGTGGATGCGTTCGCAGCGGTCGGCCGTCGGTGGTGCGATGGGCGGCCTCTCGTCGCTCGCGCGTCAGGGGTTCCTCGCAACTGACCCCGAGGCCCAGGGAATCGCGTCGCGCTCAAAGGCACGCGCGAAGGATTACCAAGACCTCCAGCGGCGCACGCTGCAAAAGGCCGTTACGGAGGCCGAGTTCGAGGACGACAAGAAGCGCGCGGCGCTGGACCTTCAGGCGTTCGAGGACGAGATTTTGCAGGAAGGCGTCGAGGACCGAGCGACCAAGTACGCCGAGGATATGGACAACCTCGGCGCGCAGTTCGCGCGCGGCGAGATTTCCGCCGAGACGCTCAATACAAAGCTCGGCGAACTCCTCGGGCCGAACGCGGGCGAGACCTACGGAAACCTATTCGGCGTGAAGTGGCGCGACGCCTTCGATGCCGTCACGGGACCGAGCCTCGCACTAATCCGAGAAGGACTCGGAGCCGCCCCCGGCGCGGCACCCGTCGCCGGGCCTGACGCCGAGCCCGAGCCTCCCGAGCCTCCGGCAAACCCGAACACACCGGCGCGGTGGGTATCGGAGGCAAAGAAAGAGCAGAAACGACAAGACCTGCTCAAGCTCTCGCCGAAAAAGAGGAAGGCCGCGTGGACAGCATGGTTCCGGGCGCACGGGAACGACGCCTCGCAGGTCCGGGGCTTTGCGACCGGCGGCATCGTCACGGGCGCGATGGGCGCCATCGTCGGCGAGGCCGGACCCGAGGCGATCGTCCCGCTTACCGGCACCCGAGGCCGTGACTATATGGCCGCGGTGATGAACGAAATTATGCGGAGCCGCGGCACGGGGACGACCGTCGTCGTGAACGTCGCCGGAAACGAGTTCAGCGCCGAGGAGTTCGCCCGCAAGATCGGCCCCGAGCTCCGGCGGCAGGTTGCCCTCACGGGTTCGTGGTAGTGCCGACGGCGACCTACACCGTAGAGGTGGATTTCGAGAACGCGACCGGCGGCGCGGGCGTCTATCAGGCCGCAGGCGGCACGACGACCACCTACTCCGGGAGCGCGACGACCTACACCGTCGCCCAGGCATACGCGCAAAGTGCTACGGCGACGTTCGGCGGGACGTGGGATAACGTCACCCGCGACGCGACAAGCGTCGAGATCGTCCGAGGCCGCGACGACGTGGGCGGCCCGATGCAGCCGGGGCTATGCCGTCTCACGCTCCAGCGCGTGACGACCGACGCCGCCGCACCCGGCCCCGGTGGTCGCGAGCTCTACAACCCTTCGAGCACGACCTCGCCCCTTTCGCCGTACTACACCGGGAGCAGCCCGGCGAAGGTGGACCCCGGAATCAAACCGCTACGGCCGCTCCGCGTGACCATGACCGTTTCCGGCAACGCGCGCGTCTTGTTCTTTGGCTGGATTACATCGTGGCAGTACGACCGCGACACCGGCGCGGCGCGGATTGTGGCGCGGGATATGCTTTGGAAGCTCTCGAAGGTGCGCCCCGTATTTACGCAAGCCGCAGGCGAGACCACCGCGAGCGCGATCGGTCGCCTCTTGGACTATGCCTCGTGGAGCGCCCCCGACGACCGGAACCTAAACCCGACGATCCAGGGCGTAAGCGCGGGCGTCGGTAAGACGCTCCCGGCCTCCACGTTCTCACCCGACGGCGTGGAAAAGACCGGGTTCGAGCTATTGGACGACCTGCTCGCCGGGTCGCGCGGCCTCGTCTATTGCGCCGGGAACGTGGTCAGGCATGAGGACTACCCCGCGCGCTCGCTCCGCAAGACCGCCGACGTCACCCTCGCGGACGTCGCCCTGCAATACGACCCCGGATTTGAGGTCGAATAATGGCGCTCCTCCGTACAGCCGCGACGGTCGTCAATGCCGCAGGAACCGAGCTTGCGTACAAGACCGCGAGCGTGGATACCTCGCTCGTCTATGGAAGCGGCATCGAAGGCGCCACCGTTCAGACTCCGGTGGTCAATGCCACAAACGCCGACGCCCTCGCGGCCTACCTCGCGAATACCACCGACGCGACCTCGCCACTTGTGACGATCACACTCGATAACGACACCGACGCCCGCCTCGCGGTTATCCGCGACCTCGACCTGAATCAGCGGGTAAGCGCGACCGAGAGCATCACCGGCGCGACGCTGGACGGGTTCGTCGAGCAGATAACGCACAAGATCACAAACGGAGGCCTCCTCCACGAGTGCTCCCTGAAGGTGTCGGCCCGTACTCGGATGGTCGGCGTCTATTCCCCAGGGACCGACCCCGCGGGCGCGACCGTTTACGCGCTCTCGGCCTACACCGCGGCGAGCCCGACCGAGCCGCCGCCATACGCGACATACGGGTTCTAAGGAGGCCCGCACCCTATGGCATGGACTAACCCCACGACGCGAAGCGCAGGAGACGCGATCCTCGCAAGCGATCAGAACATTTGGGTAAACAACTTTCGCATGGGGCAGCCCGTGTTTACGAACGAGGCCGCGCGCGACGCCGCGCTGACCTCGCTCGAGGAGGGGATGACCGCCTACCTGACCGCATCTTCTGAAACTACGGCAGACGGCGGTGGAAAGGCAATCCCAACCGGTATAACAACTGTCTATAACGGCACCGGATGGGTGTGCATTACCCCTGTGAGTGCGTGGACCGACACCGTGGGAACAACCGTTAGCCTTTCCTACGGAACCCTTACCGGCGGGGGAACTAACCCTTATGTTGAGTTGCGTACCGGCGCGCAGGCACTTGTGCAGTTCTCCATGAACTCGTCACTAAGCGCCGGACCCCATCAGACCGCAGCGGGTATTGCGGTGAGCGGCGCCACAACCCGCGCAGTTGGAGCGACTAACAATAACTCATACGCTCTGTATTCTGGCGCGGGCGCGGGGTACAACGGTATCAACTGCGCCTGCTTCACCTTCACGGACCTCACCCCAGGAATCAATAGGTTCACGCTGAACTATGCAACGTCCAACGCGGCCGTTACTGCATCATTTTTTACGCGCCGCATTATCGCGCAGGGCATCGCATGACCACCAGCGACGTGGACCGTTTGTACCAGGGCCTCGCGGAGGTCACCGCTGAGGTTCGCGGGTATCGCGCTGACCTGAATGGGCGGCTGAAGTCCCTTGAGCTTGCCGAGGCTCGGCGCGAGGGCATGGGCGCGGGCCGTGGCGGTGTCGGGCGATTCGTGCTGGCCGTGGCCGCCGTCGCCGCCGCCGTGGGTTCTGTCTGCGGCGCCATCGTGGCGATCCTCTAGGAAGGCGGACCAATGACGTACGGAGAACGGGTGGCGCGTGCCGCCCTGACGGACCTCGCACGCCCGACAGTCGAGGTCCCCCTCGGCAGTAACACCGGCCCCAGGGTTCGGCAGATGCAGCGGACCACCGACCTCGGGGGCACGGGCTGGCCGTGGTGCGGCGCGGCCGTCTCGGCGTGGTATGCCGAGACCGACACACCCGACGACGGCCTCACGTCGGCGAGCACCGCCGTAACCGCCGAGCGTGCGCGCGCAAAGGGCGCCGTATGGACGAAGGCCCCGCGCGTCGGCATGATGCTTTGTTGGCCGGGCGTCCATATCGGCCTCGTCGTGGAGGTCGTCTCCCCCGGCCCCGGTGGTGGCGCCGCCGGTTCGGTCGTCCGGACCGTGGAGGGGAACTCGGGCGACCGATGCGCCGCGCGGGTTCGCCGGGTCGGCGATGGCGGGTCAATCCTTATCGCCCCCGCAGTAATCCGAAATGAGAAGGCCGCACCGGACCCCCGTCGCTACTACCTCGAGCGCCTCGACGCGCCACCGCGCAAGGTCGCCGGACCGTGGAAGGTGAAGGCGAACCGCGAGCGGGCAATCGCGCGCCTCCCCGAGTCCGAGCGCGCCCGCGTTCGTCGTGTCAAGACGCCGAAGGGCTACGCATTCGAGTACGGCCCGGCGCGCATCCTCGGCCCGTGGGCCGACCACGACTCCCGCGCGAAGGTTGCCCGGATGCTTACCGCGAAGGGCCACAAGGTCCGCGCGTTCTCACGCCCTGCCGTCCGTAACGGGTCCGCCGTGCTGGACGCGATGGGCAAGACCAACTAACGAAAGGCGTCTCTATGCAGCCGCGCGTCCACTTCGGACCCGCCTCGTGGGTTCTCGTTATCGGTTCGGTTCTCACCGCCGCAGCCGCCGCCGTCCAGGCATGGACCGACGCCGGAGGCCCCGGCGCTGAATACCTCGTGACCGTCTCCGGCGTGCTCGCCGTCGTGCTCGGCGTGCTCCGCGCATGGCAGGCGCAGGGAATGACCGCCTACGGCGCGAGCGAGGTCGTCACGAGCGACGAGCTCCTCGACGACCTGCCGACCGAACCGACCGACGTCCTTCTCACCGACTAGGGCGACACAAAGAAAGAGGCGAGATATGCCCGCGCCGAAAAAGGCGAACCCGTACAAGAGCGGGGACGATTTCCGCGCGGCGCTAAAGGAGGCCGGGACCGTCGTCCTACTCGCCGAGGCGGCGGGGGTTTCCGAGAATACCCTCCGTAAGTGGATGCGCGACCTCGGCGTGAAGGTGGAGCCGGTGGCGCGCACGGCCTCCCCAGGTGGCGAGGCGCTCGCACGCGCGGACGCCGCCGAACTTGAGGCGATGGTCGCGGCCGTCGGCCCGAGGGTTCTCGGCCGAGTGCTGGACGTCTCGGCCGACACCGTGCGGAAAGCGTGCGAGAGGAAGGGCGTCTCGGCCTCTCCGAAACAATCGCCCCGGCTTCAGATGTACGCCCGGCGCGTGCGCGAGCTGGAGAAGCGCGAGGAGTCCCTCGCCGAACTCCGGGCCGAGATCGCGAACGCCGCGAAGGTGGCAGGCGCGGCCGCTCCCCCGAAGGCGCCGACCTATGCTCGGCCGCGTAAGGACAGGCGCGGCGCGCTTGAGCTTGTGGCGCACGTCTCGGACCTGCAATACGGCGAGCACGTCGGCCACGAGACGCCCGGCGCCGATTACTCGCCCGAGGTATTCGAGGAGGAGCGCCTCCCGCGGTACTTGGACGCGGTGGAGGCGCTTATCGAGAATACGGTTGCGCTCGGTCCCCTTCGCCGGGTATGGATTGCCCAGGGCGGCGACTTCGTGGAGGGCCACGAGGTATTCCACGGCTCCTCGGCGTGGCACCTTGCCGACGGATACGACGCCGGGACGCAGGTCGTCCGGCTTTCGCAGGTGTGGGCGAACGCCGTCGCGCGGATCGCGTCGCACGCGAAGGCCGCAGGCGCCGAGGTATGGGTGACGTCGGTCGTCGGGAATCACGGCGTCCACGGGGGCAAGAAGGGCGGCGGGTCCGCGGCACCGGCGACGCTGAACTATGACTTCTTGACGTACGAGATGGTACGGGCGCACCTTGCCGGTATGCCGGATCACGCGGGCGTGGATTTCTACGACCGCGAGGCGAGGAAGGCCGTCTATTTCGAGACCGTCGGCGGACTCGTCGCCATGACCCACGGGCAAGAGGACCGCGGCGGCGGCATCGTCGGCGTGCCGATCACCACCGGATACCGGAACTCCATGAGTGCGCGCCTCGCCCTTTCGACCGGATCGCAGCCGGTGGACCCCATCCTCGAACTAAAGGGCCACTACCACCGGCCTATGACTCTCACCATCGCGGCCGACAGGATCACCGCGTGGAACGGCGCGTGGATCGGCGCGAATAACCTTTCCATCGGTCGCGGTGGCGCGAGCTCGCCATCGCAGAACGTCCACGTCTTGCACGCCGAGCACGGCGTTATCGCGACGCACCGGGTCAGGCTTTCCGGCCGTATTGAGGCGCCGGTCGAAATCATCGGAGGGTCGGCCGCGTAAGCGGGCTTACGTTTTCCCCGCTTTATTTGGTTGCATTTGTTTCATATGGTGCGTACTTTCCCGGCCATGACTACGGGACGCCCGCAGGGAATACCCCCCCCCCCTGATTCCTCGTCGGGTGGTGCGGACGCTCTCGCGGCCGTAATCCGAACCCGAGAGCAGGCCGCCCAGGTATGGGCCGCCGGGCAGGAACGCGCCGACACCTACGACGTGCGCGCCGAGTATGAGCAGGACCACCGCCGGGCCGCCGACCTTCGTCGCGCGGCCCTTTTACTTCGCGGGCTTTAGTCCCCGGCGAGGTCGAGCGCCGCGCGAGTGCGCTCCGCGTAGGCAAGGCCCCACAAGGGCCAGACCTCCTCGGCGTCTAGCGCGAGCGCCACGATAAGGCGCTCGAGGATTGCCGGATCGGGCAAGCCTCGCCCCTGCTCGTAACGGGAGACCGAGACCGCTTGCCGCAATCCGACAGCGATCGCGAGCTCGAACTGCGTTAGCCCCGCGCGCTTTCTCCCGTTGAGGAGTAGCGCGCGGAAAGTGTCCCCATGCGTCACGCGACGAGCGTAGCGCCTTTGCGTCCTACTTATCGGACGCCATAGGCAGGACTCTCCGAATGGGTAGGGAATACCTCGCCACTTGCATAGCATCCGGGCGTACTAGTACGGTGGCGCCCATAAGGGAGAAGGGAGCAGGGAATGAGGCGGAGGGGAATCACTCCAGGCGGGGCGCTTATGGTCGTCGTGGCCGCGAGCTTCCTCGTCTTTTGTGCGGCGACCCGGTGGGGGCTTGATCTCTATGGGCCGTGGCTCGCTCACGCTTTGGGTTTCTCGAAGTGACCACCACCACGGCGCCATCGGCGCATAAGCCCGCGCGGGTGTCCAAGACCGCGCGGCGGGTGTGTCGTTCGTGCCCATACCCCGGCGATGCGTGCCGGATTCCCTCCCTCTCTCGCAGGGAGCGCGTGCGCGGCGCGCTGGTAACGACGACCCGCGTATCTATGCCCGGCGCTCGCCGGGTGGGCTCGCGCCGCGTCCGGTTCTCCCTTTCCCGCACGCGGCGCGGGCCATACATGAATCGAAGGGAGAACCCGTGACAACCGAACTCGCAATCCGCGACGGCGCGCCTTCCCGCGCGCTCGCACCGCATGAAGCGGTGCCACCGAAGGAGGTCATGCAGTACGCGCAGGCCGCAGCCCGCGAAATCGTGGACGTGGCCCGCTCCGGAAAGCTCCTCGCGAACGTGGGCGGCAGGGAGTACCCGCTGACCGAGTGCATGACGCTGATCGGTCGCATGACCGGGCACACCGTCGCGGTGGAATGGTCGCGCAAGGTGCCCGCCGAGTGGCAGGTCGGCGACGGGTGGGAAGCCCGCGCGGTCGTTCGGGATCAGAACGGCCACGAGGTCGCGGCGGCGGAGTCTATGTGCCTGCGGTCCGAGCGTGCATGGAGTAAGCGCGACGAGTTCGCCGTGCGTTCGATGGCGCAGACTCGCGCGAGCGGGAAGGCCCTTCGCCTCGCGCTCGGTTACATCGTGACCCTTGCCGGGTGGGAGGCGCTCCCGGCCGAGGAGATCACCGACGAGATGCGCGGACGGGGCGAGTCCGCGCGGGCGGGGACCGTGAGTGGCCCCGACCCCGAGCCCGCCGCCGGAGCCTCTCCGGCGGCGGCGCTCGCAAAGGCACGGCTCGCCGAGGCCGTCGCGCTCGCGGGGCAGGACGAGGCGACCGTGAAGGCCGCCATAAAGGAGTCGGGCCTCGCCGGTAAGCCCTCGGACCTCGCCGACGAGGCGACGTGGCAGGCGGTCGCCGCCATGCTGGAGGAGCAGTTCGGCGCGGTCGTGGAGGCCGAGGAGGTTTCCTCGTGAACTCCGTGAACGACCTCGCGGCCGAATGGGCGACGCTCTCGAAGTGCGTCACCGAGGACCGCGACGCGCTGGCAAAGCTCGAGGCGAGGCTTTCGGAGGTCGAGGCGGACCTCCGGGCCTCCCTCGGGAGTGGCGAGGCCGTCCAGGTACCGGGCGGGGTGGTCGTAATCGCCCCGCGCGGAAAGCAGCCGCCGAGCAGGATTGACGCCGCTGGCCTTGCGGAGTTCCGCGAGCAGCTCATGGACCTCGGCCTCGTGCGCGAGGAGACAACGCTCACCCGCCCGAAGGTGTCCGAGGTCCGCGACCGCTTGCCGGAGCTAATCGCCCGCGGGGTGGCGGTGGACCGAATCCTCGTCCGTCCGGCGCAGCCGGTCGGCCCCGTCTTTGTGGAGGCCGAGTGATGCTTACAAACGCGATCGGGTGGTCGCCGATGCGGACCGCGACGTGGGCCCGTGACCGCGAGCCCATCCGTCAGGCAATCGCCGACCTCTCGCACCGTTGCCCGACGTGCGCCGGGCAGCGGATGCTCCTCCACAAGTTCGAGGGCACGCCTCGCATGATTCCGGTCGTATGCCCGACCTGCAACGGACGGGGGCACTCGTGACCGAGCACCCTCCCCTCGGCGAGAAGGTGGCCGTATTTGTCGCCTCGCTCCCCGAGCAGGCGCGCGACGCCCGGATCGCCGACCTCGCCTATCGCACGCGCGAGCGTATTCGCGGCGGCGCCCAGGACTACACCCTCGCCGGTGGAACCGAGCGCCACGAGTTCGCCACCCCGACCGAGGAGGCGGCGAACTTTCGCGAGGAAATCGAGGACGCCCTCGCCTACGCGGCGAACTCGTGGTGGACCTCGCACGATCCCCGGTGGCTCGCGCTCGCGCCCATCCTCGCCGAAGTGTGGGCGATTGCGCGCCGTATTGAGAAGCCCGAGCAGTACGGCTACCCGCTCCCCGGAAACGTCCGTTTCATCACCTGCCGGGTGGACGAGACGAACGGAGGCGATGCCGCGTGACTGCGAAACACGAACCCCAAGTGGAGCCGGTTCCCTCGGTGCGAGCACTCGCTCAATTCGTCGCCGAGTTCATCCGCGAGGATTGCTATTTCGCGGCCGAGGTTTCCGAGCTCGTCGTACTTGACGCGCTCGCCACGTTCGGCATTACAGATGCCTCTCATGCCTTCATGGAAGCGTGCGAGGGGGTGGAAAGTGCCTAGTTCACAAGGCATCCGGCGCACCTATATGGAGTGGGTTTATCTCGTCAAGTCAGGCGAAGCCGTCAAAGTAGGCCGGACGCGCGAACTTGCAAAGCGGCTCGAAACCCTGCAAACGGGATCGCCCGAGCCGCTCGTGATTTTGCGCGGGTATCGCATGGCGGCCGCTTGGGCGCCCGAGGCCGAGCAGTCAATCCGAGACAACATGAGCCGCCCGATTCGCGGCGAGTGGGTTTCATGGCAGCCCGGCATGGAACGCATCGCCGACGGTATCGCGATGAGGTTTCTCCGATGAACGACGACGCGCAAATGGTGGACGTCGCCGAGGCCGCGCGCCTCGTCGCCTGCCACCCCGTCACCATTCGCCGGGCAATCGCTCGCGGTGAACTCCCGGCGCTCAAGATCGGGAGCCGGTATCGAGTACGTCTCGCGGACCTCCGGCCGGAACTTCTCGGGGCTCCCCCGGCAGAGCGCGCCCGGCGGGAGCCGGTCGGGAAGCTCTCGCGGATCGCTGACGGGATCGCTCAAACAGGTGGGCGTAGTGGGCGAGCGTAACCTCGACACCATGCCCGAGACGTGCCGCGACCGTTATCAGGTCGAGCCCGTCGCGGATGATCCAAGTGCTCGCGGCGGTATGCCGCAGGTCGTACGGCACGCCGGAGAGGCCGAGGCCGCCGGTCCCATCGTCGCCGGGCGGCGCGGTCACGACCGGATGCCATACGCGCTTGGTCCAGATTCCCCAGGCGAGGAACTCACCGCGCGCGGGGCGTGCGATCACGTCGGCAACGGTCGCGCCCTCGGGGACATTCGCGCGGAGGACGGCCTCAAGGTCGTCGTCCACGGGAACCGTGCGCGAGTGGAGGCCCTTCGTCGTCTTGACGCGCCCATCCTGCACCGAGCGTTCGACGTGGATCACGCCGTCGGCGATATCCATCCATCGGAGCGCGACGATTTCGGCAGGCCGCAGGCCCGCGTAGGCACCGAGGGCGACGATCATCCGGTCGCGACCCTCGGGCATGGCCGCGATCATCTCGCGCACCGTCTCCGGATGGAACGCCCGGCGCTCGGTCGGGAGCTGCGGCATTTTGCCGAGGCGAAAGCAGGGGTTCGCAGGAATGAGCCCCTCGTCCACGGCCGCCGAGAGGGCGCTACTAAGTGCCCGCAGGACGTTATTCGTATTCGTCGGCGGCGAACCGGCGCGGACAATCTCGGCGCGGTACTCCTTCACGCGAGCCCGGCCGAGCTCGCGGAGCGGCACGTCGCCGATGAACGGGAGCACCCATTTATCCAGCAGGGGCGCCCGACGCTTCAGCGTGGAGAGTTCCCAGGTCGGCCCGGTGGTCGTAATCCACGAGGCGAGGAAATCCTCGAGCGTGCGTTCCGAGGGCTCGCCGGGCGCGTGGGCGCCCATGCGTTTACGCCGACCCGTCTCGGCCTCAAAGGCTTGCGCCTCCCGCTTTGTGGGGAACGCGCGGGAACGGTTTTTCGTTCCCTCTCTATACCGGACGACGTACGAGACGCCGTTCGCGTGGTGCTTCTTATGAATGGACATACGCCGGAGGGTACTCGGAGAAACGCTCCGGCGTTCCCCTCACGTTCCCCCGGTCAATCTCACTCCGTCAGTATGAAAGGGGATAAAGTGGCGTTTAGCAGGGGAAACAATCAAAGCGGGCGAAGGGACTCAAACCCTCGACATTCAGCTTGGGAATGTGACCCGGCAGGGTTTACCAGAGTTTCACCAAGTGCCAGAAAGTACCCCGCGAGCAGGGGAAATGGCACTAATCAGGTGGGTGCGAGTGCGCGCGAGTTCTCTCGGGTTCTCGTCCGTTTGTTCCCCTCACGTTCCCCCGGAATCGCCGCCGCGGCCGTCGCCGTGGCATCCGTTCTCGCCATTTTCACCCCCGGCGCGAGCGCGACACCGTGCGGCGCGCATACGGCAAAGACCACCCCGACGAAGGCCGCGTGTCTCGCCGCCCGTGCGCGGGTCGCGTTCCCTGCCCGGCCGACGTGGACCGATTTCACCGCGCGCGCCACCGCGTACGAGGAGGCGACGCTCCTCCGGATCGGCGAGTGCGAGATGGGCACCGGCCCGAAGGTCGCCGGAGCTCCCGGCCGGTGGTCGCGCCTGCGGTGGGGGCTGGACCTCCCGACGTACTCGACGGCGTTCGGCATCGCGAACGTAAATGGCGCATACATCCGGAGCGCGACCGGGGGCTATTCGTTCCCAGGTGCGACACCGGCCGAGGAGGCGCTCGGGGCGCTCGCACTCGCGAGGCGCTACGGGTTCTCGGCGTGGGGGTGCTACGCATGACTACCCACGACCTCGACCTATTCACCGACGCCGCAGCCGCGCGCGCGAGCGATCCGGTCACGAGCAAGGCCGCCGCGAATGACGTCCGTATCCGGGCGCGTTCGCAGCGCGGGACCCTGCTCCGCGCGTTTGTCATGGCGGGCGAGCACGGCCTGACCGACGAGGAGGCCGCCTACGTTACCCGGCTCGTGGAGAACCGCTCCGCGTGCTGGTGGAAGCGGTGCTCGGACCTCCGCGAGCTCGGACTAATCGCCCCGACCGGCGACACCCGTCCAGGGTCGGCCGGTTCGGACCGGATGGTGTGCGTCGTCACCGAGGACGGCCTCCGGGTCGCCGACGGGTGGGCCGAATAGTGGCGCTCCGGAACGTGGTCCTAATGACCGACGCCGAGCGGGAGCAGCGCCGCGAGGACGACGAGGCCGCGTTCCACGCGGTCCACGCCTTTATCGCCGACGGCGAAACCCGCTCGCGAGCGATTACCGCCGCGGCCCGTTCGATGAAGCTCAAGCGCGAGGACGTAATCGCGGGCTATTGGCGTCACGTCCGCAGGGAGGGCCGGTGAGTGGCCTCCTCTGCGGATCGCTCTTTTCCGGAGTCGGCGGAATGGACCTCGGGTTCGCGTGGGCCGGATGGCGTCACGCCTTCTTTGCCGAAATCGAACCCTTTGGCCGAGCAGTTCTGGCCGAGCGGTTCCCCGGCGTCCCCATATACGAGGACGTCCGAGACGTCCCCGAGTGCGAGCGCGGCGAGTGGGATCGCCTTGACGTGCTCACCTTCGGGAGCCCCTGTCAGGACCTCTCCGTCGCCGGAAAGCGGCGAGGACTTGACGGCGACCGCTCCGGCCTCTTTTGGGAGGCGATGCGAATCGCCGGAAATGGGCCTCTTCGACCTCGAGCTCTACTCATGGAAAACGTGGAAGGGCTCTTGTCAAGCAATCGTGGACGGGACTTCGCCGTCGTCTTGGACGCGATGGCCGAGCGCGGGTATCGGTGGAGCTTCCGAGTTCTTGACTCGCAGCACTTCCAGGTGCCCCAGCGGCGCGTCCGAGTGTTCGTGCTCGCCATCGCTGACGACGATCCTCGAGCCGAACGCATCGCCGAGGTACTCGCTCTCGGCGAAAGCAGCCGCAGGGATTCTCCGACGAGCAACCCGTCGTGGCCGCTCACTTCCTCCGGCGCTGGATCAGGCGCTCCGGGCGGTGGCGGAGCAGGTGACGCCGTGACCGTAGAGAGAGAGAGAGAGAGAGTCGTTCCCGCCGTCACGAGCAAGTGGGCGAAGGGAAGCGGGGGCCCTGCCGGGGACGAGTGCCAGAACCTCGTGCTCGCCGCCGAGTGGTCGGGGCGATCACCGCGCAATACGGAGAACAAGCGGGGCAGGACCTCGCGTATGGGGGTGGACTCGTGACAAGTGACGACGAGCCGACCGTCGCGGTCTATCGCAAGAGCGCGCGCGTAAGCGGCCCAGATACACCGGAAACGTGGGTGGACGATGGAGTCGCGAACACGCTACATAGCTTTGACGTCGGCGACGTAAGGACGACTCACGCGATCGTCAAGGCGACGGCGATCGGTTTTTCGCATACGCAAGGGCTGGACCCTCAAGCTCAAGAAGGGCGCACGCCGACACTTCGCAAGAACGGTGGCGGCATGGCGGCGGGCGTCGGCGCAACGGTTCGACGCCTGACGCCGATGGAGTGCGAGCGCCTTCAGGGTTGGCCCGACGGGTGGACCGATATCCCGTGGCGCGGAAAGGATCACGCGCCGGACTCCAAGAGGTACGCCGCAGCCGGAAACGGCGTTACCGCGCCGGTCGCCTATTGGATCGCCGCCCGGCTCGCGGAGGTGCTCGGTGACTAGCGCTCCCTGCCCCATTTGCGGCGCCGAGGTAATCGTCCGCAGGGTCAATCAAACGACCTGCGGATCGGAGGCGTGCAAGGCCGCGAACCGGAAACGCGCCGACGACGAGCAGGCCCGCAGGCGCCGCGAGCGCGCGGACCTCGTGCGCCGCGGTGGTGGCGAGTTCCTCGCGATCGAACGCCGGGAGCGCCTCGCCGCACTCCGCGAGCTCGTGAAGTGGGCGGACGTACAAGAGCAGGCCGAGGCCCGCCGCGAGCGGGCGCTCGTCAATAGTGCCGCCCGGCGTATGCGCGAGGTCGTAAGCGTGCTCGGGTTTGACCCGCTCACCTATCTCCCCGAGCGGTCTGTCGCCGACGCGATGGAGGGCGACGACGGCCTCGCGGTCATTCTCTCGCGCCGTCTTGAGGCGATTATCCGCGCGCTCCCAGGTACGACGAACGACCTCGCGGACGCCGCCGGTATCCCGGCGCGCTACGTCTCGCAGTACGTCCTACCCCTCTACGAACGCGGCGAGATCACGCGCACGACCGCGGGGCGCCGGACGTGGTGGGCGGTCGCCGAATGAGCGCGGAGACCGTTATGTGGGCGCTCGTCCTGCTCGCGCTCCTCGCGATGCTTGTCGCGTTCTTTGGGGGTGGCCGGTGATTGACCGCCCCGAGACTCCGGAGCAGATGCGCGACCTATTCGTCGCGTGCGCGGACGTGGTGCGCCGGTACGGGAAAGAGGGCGTCCCTATGACGTCGCTCGCCCTCGCCTACGGCCTCGTATGGACGGAGTTCACCGACGAGCAGGCGGCGCGGTTCTTTGAGGACCTCGCCGGGTGGTACGAGGACGACCCGAGGCCGTCGTCCGTTCTCCCCAGGCGCCCCGCGAATCACCGCGCCGAACCCCGAAGGAGGTTCAGGGCTTGGTTCTCGTGACAGGCATCCCGACGCTCCCGGCAAGTGCCGAGGCGCGCACGCTCGCGGCGATGGAGTACCGCGTCGCCGAGCTCCACGAGCTCCTCCGCGACCGCGACGCCGTAATCCTGCACGCGCAAGCCCGGCTCGCCGCGCATGGCGAGCAGCTCTCCCCCGCGCCCGGAGGCGTGACCCTGCTCCGGCTCCGGCTCCTCGAGGACGTGCGCGACCTCGCGGACGAATACGCGCGCGCGCCTCGTGACGAGGACCGGCGGCGCGAACTCATGCAGGCGTGCGACCGCGCGAGGCGCGCATGACACACACACAAACGAAAGAGGCGAAGTAATGGAGGACCTAAATAGCGTGACGCTCGTCGCGCGCCTGACCCGTGACCCCGAGCCCCGCGCCGGTGGAAAGGTGCTCGCGCTCCGGCTTGCGTTCACCGCCTCGCGCAAGAACGGCGAGGCGTGGGAGGACGTCCCGCAGTATGTGGACGCGGTGGTCTTTGGCCGGTCCGCCGAGGTACTCGCGACGATGCTCGGGAAGGGCGATCAGGTCGCCGTACAGGGTCGCCTCTCGTGGCGCGAGTGGGAAGCTCAGGACGGCACAAAGCGGCAGGCCCACGAGATCGCGTGCCAACGGGTGCAAATGATCGGGAAACCGAAGGCCGCCGATCGCCGGTGGTCCAGCGACCCGACATTCGGCGCACCGCCCCCGGCGAAAGCGGCACCCGTGGCCGACGACTCCGAAATCCCGTTCTAGCCGTGGACCGCGTGACAGAAATCCGCGCCCGGCTAAAGGCATGGCGCGGGCGAACCTATAACGGCTCCATCGCCGACGGCCTCGACCGTGCCGCACGTTTCACCGTGGACGCCGAGGACGACCTCGCCTATCTCCTCGCCGAGCTGGACGCCGCGCGCGAGCGGGTGGCGATCCTCCGCGCGGAGCTTGCGGATATGGAGGCGCTCCGGTGAAGGTGACGGCCCTTCTCTCATGGTTTGACGAACGCCCCGAGGACCTTCGGCGCGCGGTTCGTTCTCACGCGGCCTCGGGCGCGGTGGATTCGCTTATCGCGCTGGACGGACGCTATGCCCTATTCGGCAACGGCCCGTGCGTATCGCCGGACGAGCAGCACGACGCCATCCGCGACGCCTGCCGCGAGTACGGCGTCGGGTTCACCATCGCCCGGCGGGAGGACCCGTGGGCCGGTGAGGTCGAAAAGCGCGGATACCTCTTTCGTATGGCGCTTGCCCAGGTGACGCCGGAGGCCGATTGGCTTTGGATCGTGGACGCGGACAACGAGCTCCGCGAGCACCCCGGCGCCGACCGTATCCGGGCTGAACTCATGGGCACCGATTGCCACGCGGTCGCGGTCACGTTCGCCGAGCCCGGTCGCCTGATTGACGAGACGCGGCGGCCCATGCGGCAGATATTCCGCGCGCTCCCCGGCCTCACGACCTACGGGCGGCATTGGTACTACGCGGCGAAGGTCGCCGGGTCGTGGGCCTACCTATGGGGACCGGGAGAGGTCCAGGTGCCCGCGCACGAGTTCCCCGAGGTCGTGGTCCGCCACCACTCACGCGACCGCGACCCGGTTCGCCGGGAGAACGCGCTCGCCTACTACGCAGCGCGCGACGCCCGAGGCGTCGAGGTATCGCCGTCTTGGTTTATGCAGGACGAGTGGGGCGCGCTCGCGGCCGTGGATAACGAAGGAGAGCTCGCATGAGGTCGCCATACCTCAACGACGGCGACGTACGCCTCTACCTCGGCGACTGCATCGCGGTCATGGCCGAGATGGACGCCGAGAGTGTGGACGCGGTGGTTTGTGATCCGCCCTACGGAATCGGGTTTATGGGCAAGGCGTGGGACGCCGCGGCGATCACCGAGCGGGTGGAGCGCGACAACGCGAGCCGCGCGAGCCTCGGGCCGGATTCACCGTCACGCCCAGGGCGAAAGAAGCCGCGGAGCTCGTCGGCCTACGGCAACCGCGCGATTGCCGCAGGGCCCGTTAGGGATCACACCCTCACGCGCGCGCGGTCGGGTTCGATGCACGCGGGCGAGTACGACCTATCGCTCACGGCAAACGCCGCGTTCGCCGCGTGGTGCGAAACGTGGGCGCGGGAAGCCTTGCGGGTACTGAAGCCCGGCGGGCACCTGCTCGCGTTCGGCGGCACGCGCACGTTCCACCGGCTCACCTGCGGGATTGAGGACGCCGGTTTTGAGGTGCGCGACTGTCTCTCGTGGCTGTACGGGTCGGGGTTCCCTAAGTCGCTGGACGTGAGTAAGGCGATAGACCGGGCGGCGGGGGCCGAGCGGGAAGTGGTGGGAAACTATACGCGAGGGTTCCGGGCGGAGGGTTCGGGGCTTGATGGGTGGCAGCGTGAGGCCTATTCGATTGCAGGAGCGATCACCGCCCCCGCCACCGACGCCGCCCGCGAGTGGCAGGGATGGGGCACGGCTCTCAAGCCGGGATACGAGCCCGCCGTCGTCGCCCGCAAGCCGCACACCCCGCAAAGCGAACTCGCGGCGGAGGCCGCGCGAACAAAGGAGGAACTATGCGCGGTCGTTTCGTACGCCGCGACGGTTACGTCGTGGTTCGAGTGGCTCCGAGCGAGTGGGCTCTCGAGCATCGCGTCGTCGCTTCTCGGATGCTTGGACGACCTCTCGGAACGCGCGAGCATGTGCACCACCGAAACGGCGTCAAGTTTGACAACCGACCTAGCAACCTTGAGGTTTTGCCTATCGGAGACCACTCGCGCCTGCATCACAAAGGCCCCGACCCCTCCGCATGGATCGAGCTCCGGTGCGAGTGCTGCGGAGGCGCTTTCTCGAAGCGTGCTAGTCAAGTGCGAAAGACTGTCCGCCACTATTGCGGGCGAGCTTGCTATCGCGCTGCCTGCGGCGCCGGGGCAAACCCAGGCGTCCGCCCTTGCTAGCGCCGGTCCCGCGTGGGAACCGTGCGTCGTGGCGCGTAAGCCGCTCACCGGGACCGTGGCCGAGAACGTGCAGCAGCACGGCACGGGGGCGCTGAACATTGACGGGTGCCGGATTGGCACCGCAGAAACGCTAGGGCGCACTAATAACTGGCGCGAGCATTACGCGCCGTCGTCGTACACGGTCGCGCCTGACTCCCGCATCACCTTTGACCGCAGCGACGTAGCGGGCGGCCGCTGGCCCGCAAACGTCGCCTTCGACGAGGAAGCCGCCGCGATGCTGGACGCGCAAAGTGGGGAGCGCCCGAGCGGCGCGCGTGCCGGTGGAGAATATGGAGGCATCGGCGCGGGCGCGCTCTACGGTCACGGCGGAACTGCGACGCTTTCCGCGATTGACGCGAACACCGGCGGCGCGTCGCGCTTCTTTTACACCGCGAAGGCAAGCCGCGCCGACCGCTCTACGAACGGCGCGAACAACACTCACCCGACCGTGAAGCCCACCGACCTCATGCGGTGGCTGGTGAGGCTCGTGACCCCGCCCGGTGGCGTGGTGCTGGACCCATTCGCCGGGAGCGGTTCGACACTCGTCGCCGCGCGCGCGGAGGGGTTCCGGTCAATCGGCATCGAACGGGAGGAGGAGTACGCCGAGATCATCGCCGCGCGCCTCTCGCAGCTCTCTCTATTCTCGGAGGCGTCGTGACCATGCGCCGCGAGTTTGTCGTTGTGGTGCCCGGCGAGCCCAGGGGAGCAGGCCGCCCGAGGTTCGGACGAGGCCGCGACGGAGCACCGCGGGCGTTCACCGCGAAGGCCGACCGCGACTATCACGCGCGGATCGCCGAGGCATGGCGGGGCGAGCGTTGCCCGACGCTCCCGGCCGGGCCGTGGCGGTGCGACGTCGCCGCGTACATGGCGCGCCCAAAGGACCACCACCGCGCAGACGGGTCGCTCTCGGCGAAGGGCCTCCGCGAGCTCTACCCGTCGAGGAAGCCCGACGCCGACAACATTCTCAAGGTAATAGACGCGCTCGTCGCGTGCGGCGCGGTGCCCGACGACCGCTATCTCGTGGAGGCCGCCGTGGTGAAGCGGTGGGCACCCGGTGACGAAGGTCCGGCGCTCCGTATTCAGGTGGCGGCCGCATGAGCACCCGCACCGCGTACCGGTGCCGGGCGTGCGGGTGGCTCGCGCTTGCCGATGGATTTTGCCCACGGTGTGGCGAGTTCGCGCTCGTCCCGGTGGCGTTCGTGACCGTGGAAACACTCAACAAGGGGACCGCCGAGACGGCGGAGAGGGAGGCGAAGTAATGGCCGAGTGGGCGCGTATAGACGTGAACTTCTTTCGCCATCCGCAGGTGTCCAGGCTACGCCCGGCGGTGCAGCTCGGATACCTCGGAATGATCCTCTACGCACAAGAGCACGAAACCGACGGAGTAGTCGAGGCCCCGTGCCTGAAGTGGTGCGACGTGACGCCGAAAGACGCCGGGGAAATGGAGCGCGCGGGCCTTGTAAAGCGGGAGGGCGAGGGGTGGCGCATCCTCGGGTTTCTCAATCATCAACGCTCCCGCGAGGAGATGGAGGCCGAGCGAAACGCGAACCGCGAGCGCGCACGCCGGGCGCGAGCGGCGAAGGCGAGCGACCGTGACTAGCCCTCGGAATACGAACGGCGTCCGACCGTACGCGCACCGTGACGCCGCCCGGTCGTCACGCTTGCCGGTAGCGACGTGCGTGCGTCTTACACATACAGGACGTACATACATTACGGAGAAGCCTTTACCGGGAGCGTTCCTAGATTCCCTACAGATTGTGTGCGCGTCAGAGAAACTTAGGGGCGCGTCGTGAGCGAAATCCGCGAGGCAATCTCGGACGAGTTCTCACGTCTCCGCGCAATCTGGCCGGGCCTGAACCGTAAGCCGGAGGTGCTCGCCGAGGTCGGGAAAGCCGTCATGGCCCACGCCGACAAGCTCACGCCCGAGGACGTCGCGCGCGGGTTCGATGCAGTTATCCAGGCAAGCCCGACGAGCGGGTGGCCGCCCGGTCCCCACGAGGTCGTCGGGTGCGTACTCGCAGCCGCAGGCGAACGACGGGAGAACGAACGCACCGCGCGCCGTCGTGATGATTTCGAGAGCATGGCTCCCGCGAGGTACGAGGTCGCCGGGCCTCCCTGCTCGTGCGGATCGCCGGTCGTCCTGCTCCGGGACGAGCGCGCGCTCTATTGCGACGCATGCCGCCGCGTTATCCGGATGAACCTCGCCGAGTGGGAAGTGGACGACCTCACGACTACGCGCAAGGGTGCCCCGCCCGGCGGCTCGGAGCTCGGACGCGACGCGCTCGCGCGCATGAAGCAAGCGCCGGTGGCCGTGGGCCTCGCCGGTGCGAATGACCACGACGACCTGACCGCCGAGCTACAGGCGGCGACCGACGACGGAGACCTAGACGAATGGTAGAGAGCGACCGCGAACTCCTCGCCGTGGCGGCGCGGGCATGTACCGACCGGCAACTCGAGGCGCTCGTCCTTCGTGCCCAGGGCTACGGCTACAAACGCCTTAGCCTCGTGATGGGCATAAGCCCGACCACCGCGCGCGACCTTGTGAAACGCGCGGAGGACGCCGTGGGCCGTGCGACAATAGGCGGCACCGATGGAGCCTAACCCCGCACTCTTGTCATTTCAGCGCCGACGCGATGCCGCCGACATCGAACGCTCGCGCGCGCGTGCCGCGATGGAGTCAGGCGCTCGCACGGGTGCGACCGCTCCCCGTTCAGGCGAAGGCGACCACCGCCGACTTCGGGGTATTCCCGTCGTCGGCGGGGTCGCCGGTGTGATGCCCGGAACGCAGCC